GTGCCCCATTTTGAAAATTTTTTTAAAACTTTTTGACCGGGGGGTATTTCGAAAATTTTTTTTAAATTTTTCTTTCCTCTTTCCATTCTTCAAACTCTTTCAAAGAGGAATTGAAAAATTTTCTGTGCCATTCCAATTGAATTTCATTTTGTCGAACGACTTCTTTTGAAGTTTCAATCGTGGCAAGAAGTTGTTTCTCTCGTGCCTGCTGCTCTTTAATCCAGGCTTCCATCTGCCTAAGATAGCATTCTTCATCAATGGTTAATGCTGATTGTTCTTTCTCTTCCATACTACTTACCACCTTTTGTGTTATGAAATTATTATTTCATTTTCATAAGTTACAGTCTTTAAAATCCCTGGGCTTTCGTAATAAGAAATAGTTACACTCTTTAACGTCTGGTTATTATGGTTAGTTGACCAATCAACACCAAGATGAACTATCTTCTCAATCCTTTGTCCATTAGCAATTACTATTGGAGCATTACTTATCTTATCAATCTCAATGCTCAAGAATGGTTTGCTTTGTTCATTGCCCATCAACCTTACCACCTTTCATCATGCTGCCATTTGTTCTGGTTCATATTACTGAAGTCTCGGCCATGTTCTTTGTTATGGCAATCAACACAAACAGTCTCCAGGTTATCTTCATCGAGTGCTAACTCAGGATGATGCTCGAGCTCCTTGATATGGTGAACAACCAGCTGGATCTTCTTGCGCTTGGCACTCTCACTGTATTCATTTGTATCAATGCTGACTATGCCTTGCCGTTTACATTCCTGGCATTCGTAATTGTCACGCTTCTTGATCTCTGCCCGCAGCTTCTTCCATTCTCCACTGTCATAAAACTTTCGCTTTTGTTGCTCAGTTTTATATTCAGCCATCTGAATTCGTAGACTCCAAAATGGAATTCACTTTGTCCATAACTTCTTCTCGAACACTCAAAGGAACTCTTTCATCTTTAGTTACATCATTCAAAACTCCGAATACTTCCTTAACCTTTTCAAGTTCAGTCGCAACAACATTGATATTCATCCGAGGCATGTCATCCCTCTCCCTTCTTTCTCCAAAATAAAAAGCACCTAAAATAGGTGCTATCTAACTTTATATCGTTCATGAGCCTGATCCATATTACTAAAAGTTAATACTCTTAGCTTATCTGTCAATGGGCAATAAAACACTGGATTATTACGATTATTGAAGCCTTCTATTGTTACCCACAATCCATGAAGTTTTTTAGGTACTTTAGAATCTCTAGAGTATTTTATCTTCACTCTATAATCCCTTTTTAAATTCGCCCATATTGATTTCTTATAACACTCATCACATTTCTCATCTTGATAAGAGTGATCGTAACTTTCTATTTCCTTATTACAGTGTTTGCAATAATACTTCTTATTTAGTCTTTCTATCTCTTCGTCACTTAACTCAATTGATAATGCTCTCCAACTACCTCCTGGGTCAAAAAACATATTATCACTCCTCCCACCACCAATTATGAGCAAGAGGAACTATGCGGACAAACACTATCGTTCGTCAAATTATGACATTACCTTCGCCTTACTGCGCCACCTACACGCTTGTAAGTATCGCGTCTAGTGCCCATAAGTTCTTCTATGTCTCTACGACTCAACACCTCAGCAGGCTTTCGTATTGGCTCAATTTCAGGCTTTAACTCACTGCCTATAGTCAAGGTACCAGAGAACCTTCTAATCTCGTTAAAACGCTTAATTTCTTTAGCGTTTAGATGATCAGCGAACTTCAATTTGACCACCCTCTTTCCCTAATAAAAAAAGCACCCATAATTTATGGATGCTCTTACTATTATTTAGATACTTTTAATAGCTTCGTCTAACGCTTCAAAAATCTCTTGATAATACTTTTTATTATTTTTACAATTACGTGCACGTTCAATTCGGTCTGCTAATTTAGTTTGGCATTCGTCAATCATATTACGGATTAAACCTTTAGCCATTTCTGAATGAGTTTTTTCCATCGTTAATTCTAAAAGTTGTATTCTTTCTCTCAGGTCTTTCTCTTCATCATAAGCTTTTCGCATTTCATAATCAAAGTGATCAATGCTTGCTTTGATTTCTTTTATTAATGATTGAGAAACCGCCTCTTTCAAAATTATACCTTCTGTCATATTTCCCCCTCCTTTCGCCCTATACTTCGACAAAAGAAGATCTATTTCCTTTTTTAACCACCTCATTATGCTAATAGCTTATTAAATTAAATTGCAATCCTTACTTTAACTCCGGGAGGAAAAAACCAAGCAAAGTATGATTGCTGCCAAAGATTACAACAAAACAGTACTTCATGATTCCCCGATACGGTACCGCAGATAAACGCGTTCAGGCTCCAGATGTTCCTCCCTAAGGCTACACCCTTCAACACCTATAACTTAATATCGAGTACATCTTGATAAGGGAAAGATGCGTCTCCCAGGAATCACTTCCTGAGATTAATGTTATAAAAAGACAAAGAAAAAAAAGGCAGCAACTTTGTCCGCCTTTTTCTCTCAATTTTGGTGCTATTTTTGTTCCCTTTTTGTCCCTAAATTATTCCTATAGCAGTGGCTATCATGAATATAGCTGTTTTCTTTTTTTCATAATACTGCTTCTTTTGAAGGCCTAAATCTAGGTATATACTAAGGTCATTTTGTTTTTCTTTGCTTAGGTACTTCATTTCAATTATTTGTCGTTCAAGTTGATCAAGGCTATTATTAAGAGCTCTTTCCATCTGGATAACCTTGAGCTCATTTTCTAAATCGTTTTGTAATAGCTTTGGGAATATGTTACCTTGAATGCCCTTTTCATTCAATTCCAATTTATTCTGCTGCTGGATTTTTAAGGCTTTATATTTCTTTAATTCCTTCACTACAATTGACCGAACTTCTTTTTCATCAATGTCTGGAAAGAAAGATAATTGAGCACTCATCCATTCTCCCCCTATGGTATAATTGTATTAGTCGAATACACACCATTGCCGGGAGAAATCTCGGTTGAATCCTTGCTCAAAGCAGGGATTCTTTTTTTAATTAGCATATGGTAATAACTTTTTCCTGCCGTTTTCTGCTGCAATGGCAGCATCTTTTACTGAAGTAAAATATCCAAAATAATGATATTTTCCTCGGTGTTTTACATAAGCCCTGTACTTATTTTTACTCTTACACCAAAAAACTCCTCTGGCACCAGCTTTGTTATTTTTTTGGAGACTAGTATTTTGGTTATTCTGTTCAACTGTAACAACCCTTAAGTTTTTACGTTTGTTATTCAAAGTATTTCTATCATAATGGTCAACCACCATATCATCAGGAGGATTCATCAAGAAACGGTGTAATCCAATCAAAGATGTCTTCCCATTTTCTTTTTTATAATTGCCCATGACATAGTAAGATTTTGTTTTTTGGTTATAATTCACATACCAACTACCAGGAAAACTTTGTGCCTTATCTAAATCCACAGTATCAATGAATGTATTAAAAACATCACCATTTCTTCTTCTAATAAAAATCACAGTGGTTTCACCAAGAATTTCATATTTATTCTTCATGAATTTCACACCTTTTTTATTTGCTTTTATTGCGGAATATTATCGGAATGTTCATTAACCCTCTAATTCTATTTTCTCTAACTCCAGATGTTCGACTGTAATATCCCATTCGTCATATTCATAACTGCATTTATACCAAAGGCAAACCAAAGCACTTTTGATATAGTTAGGCGGATTGTCGTTAATTGAAATTGATTCACTGCTAATATTGTGTTCCTCCGCATCTTCCTTGTTGGCTAAGTATTGATTAATGCGATATTCTTCAATTTTTTCATCAAACTTTTTTAATGCTTGGTCAAGGTTAAGGTAATACTCCGAATTGATTGGAAACCCCATCATATCAGTGCTTTTGAGTTTGTACGCTTCCAAAATGTCCACCCTTTCTTATTGCGCTTTTTAGGTCAATTATTCACCTGCGCAAACCACCTCTTATGTTATGAGCTTGCTTCCACTTTTGCAGGCCGCCTTTCCAGGTCCTCCACAGTCTTGCTATCTCTACATCTGTTTTTCCTTGAAGCTTCAAATCGAGATATTCTTGTTTCGTCCTCTTTTCTAGGAATAGAAAGCCCTGTAAGTTATTTTTTTTCTTCCATCTTGAAAGAGTGGATTTTCCAACATTCCAGCGTTTTGCAATTTCATCATCATTAAGATGGTCTTTTTTTAATTCAAGAAATTCTTCAACTGTTCGATCTGTTAGCTTTTTTTCAGGTTTCATTCGGTCAAATCCCCAAAACCTTTTTCTCCTAATCAAGGTATCTTTAGATATTCCGAATTTTACACATATATCTTTATCCATCATGCCTCTGGATTGTAAAAACAAATAATTTTCTTCAGTACATTCAAAACCCTTTATTGCTTCATAACCAAAATTGATTTCCTTCTGAAGAGCATTTATTTTCTTTCCATGCACGCAGCTTTTCGAACAGTATTCAAGTTTTGATTGATATCCATGCTCATTCTGAATTAATTTTGCTACCTTACAATCTTTGCAATTTTTATCAATAATCCTAAGGGATTCTTTAAGAGCGCTATTCAAAGCAACTCCTCCTACCTTGTGTTTACTATTCGTTAACTTTTCCATAAGCTATTTCACACATTATTCCGCACTCTTCCATAACTTCATCTTCAATTCTTCCTCTGTTTGGTTCTAATTCATCTAGGAAAACACCTTTGATGCAAGAGCGCCCTATTTCACGTTCAAGTTTTGCTCGTTCTGCAAATACTTCTGGGAAGTCCTTACGTATCTTGTTCCAGTATCCCATTCCACCTTTTACACAACCGATGCAATTATTGTTTCTATATCCCATTTCATACATGGCTGGGCGTTTAATTCCTAATCGATGTAACATGCCGTGTACTTCTTCTTTGCTCAAATTTCCATCAAGTAATGGAAAGATATGTTCATACTCTGGCATGGCTTCTTTCAACCTATCTGCTCGGTGCTGCTCGGTACTGTCATATCCCCATACATACACCATTTCACCGTGTTGTTCTTTTTCCCATTCCTGTCTAACCTTTTTCTTCAATTCCATCGTACATCTTGCACCAGATGGCCCATTAACATAGCGAGTTTTTCGAATAACTTCTTCCACCCACTCAAATTTATCGCTTTGAATAATTGTGATTTTCTTCCCTAACGCCTTTTCACAATCATGTAAGAACCTTAGTGTGTCTGGATGTTGGTCGTTAATGTGAATATAAAATATCTCGTCTATTGTCTCTTTTCTTAGGTATGCAGCTATGAAACTACTGACGCCGCCACTAAACCAACAAACTTCTTTCTTAGCCATTTGATCACCATCTTTTAATAAACTGATCTATCAGTGTGTTTCTAAATTCTTTACTTTAAATACAGTTGAAGAAATCATTTGTAACCGATTTTCCCAGCAGAAAGGACAAGTGACATCCTTTAAAAATTCCAGTTCTTTTTCGATAGCGAATAACACTTCACAATCAAGGCATTTATAAACCTCTGCTTCGATATTTAAAGGATCATCATATTTTTTTAACCGCGGCCACAATTCAGGATCTTTTTTTCTATATAACTTAACTCTTGCGGCAACAGCAGAAGCATTACTTCCAATGGTTTCTGCAATCTCTTTGTATGTCTTCCCATCTATAAACAGTTCATGGATTAATTGCTTAGTTTTACTTCTAACACCTTGCTTTTGCACGTTGCTGCCCTCCTTATTTATCTGGTAAAATGCCAACTTTAACCCAATACCGTCTCCAATTATGTTTAATTACTTCTTTACGACGGCGGGCAAGAGATTTGCCCAACCGCCTTTTCTGTTTAGTTTTATTAGCCATTATTCAACCTGACCTTCTGGGACATTAACCGTTCCATTGCCGTCCACAGAATACTCAATGCCTTCATGGTCATCTTCAATGCTCATTTGACCTTCTGGTACACTATCATTTTTTGGACGACTCTCCATAACTTCTTTAGGAGTTTGATAGGCGAATGTTAAATCAATTAAGAAATACTGACCGTACTTGTTATATTTCTCTGTGATTTTGTGCATTTGAAGGTTGTCATTTTCCTTAGCAACTGAAACAATTTCCTCTGCTTCCTCACGTGTATCTGCGTAATGTTGTTCCTTTTGATTTAGTTGTACTTTTGACATTGTAAATTCCCCCTTATTAATATCCTTGTTCTTGGCGTTCATGGTTAATTGCGTTTTTCTCCATGTAAGCTTGTTCGATTTGCTCCCAGGTAAAGCCGAGCATGAAGCCTAATCCTAGAAAATAAGCTAAAAGATGCTCGTACATTCCTTTTGGCACTTCACCTGTAACTCTCATTTGAAAATAGAGATTGTATACTCGCCCAGAACATTCAATAAATTGATTGGTAATGTTCTTTTCATATACCGGCCATAATTCAATATCTGTACAGTTTAATTCCAATCCTAATTCAAGAATAAAATGGAGTTTGTCCACATATTCTTCAAGCAGTGGATTTTCGTAAACATTAACGAATTTACCGTCTATAATTCCCGTCTGATATTTCCAATTCCCCTGAACTCTCGGCTCCTGGTCCTTACTCCAAAATTTAAACCCGCGCCATTCATTTGCACATTCACCAAGTTCAACCAGAAGAGCAAGAATTAACTTTTCGAAACGATCCGGCTTATCATAGGCGATTTTATCCCGGAGCAATTGCTGCTCTTTAAATAACAACTGAAGATTCACTGCCTTACCCCCTGTTTTTGTCTTAACTTTTCAAGCAAAATATTGTATTCACGCTTTAAATTGCTGTGGTTCAACTTAAGATTTTCATATTGTTCAACCATGACTTTCCTGCGTTCAGCCTTTTCCTTTTCGCGCTGGTATTTGATATTTACTTCGGCTATGTTCTTCCTCTGGGAATTGATTTTCTTCCCTTGGTCGATATACATTTTTTCAAATTTGATAACGATATCTTCTAACCGATTTGTGGACACCGACTTTTGACATCTGATGATTTCTTTAAGCTCATCGATTGGATTCATTTAGTTACACCTGCAGCATCAAATTTTCGTTTGTAATAATCTCGCTGGGATCTGGTGCGCTTCAAAGCTTCTTCCAATGCCAGATTTTCTTTGGCCATTTCCATATAGTTTTTATAGCGAGACTTTTGTTTAAGTTCTTTATTAATCTCTCTTTGGCTTTCAAGCTCTGTTACCAGATAATTGATACTTTCAAGCCGTAATCGGCCGCGCTTAATATCAGCTTTAATTTCTGATAATTTATCCACAAGTTATCCCCACTTTCAGGTTAGGTTCAGAAAGCCCCTGTCCTAAGATAATGTTTCGCCTGGTAATAAAAATGGTGATAGATCCAGTTGCCACTGTATTTTTGATCTAAATACACGATTTCGAAATTGTATTTGGCTTTGAATGTATTGAGCCTGCCGAGCAATGCCAATGGATTATATTTGGAACGATATTCACCTTTCAGCATTTTTTCGTATCCATGGAGATCTTCCACAATTAGAGTGAAGGGAATGTCCTTGGAGCGAATTAATTCATTCTCAAATGCTGTCTGAGTGTCCTTCTGGAGATTCCCTGTGATTTCATCCATGTGGGCTTTCCGTTCTACCCTGCTTTTTAAAAATATGTCCCGGGTTATTCCCAGTTCTTCATTTTTCGGAATCATGCAGCCATAATCACCGGTATCTAATTTTTGAATTTTTATCGGTATATCCTTTTGGCGCAAATAATCAAGGATATGACCGTTTACATTCTCCCGGGTGTCTACAACAATCGTGAGTGTTTTAAGGATTTTGTTTAGTTCTGTATCTGTGTAATGATAGGAGATCATTCAACTGCCTCCAGAAGCTCAGGGTTTTCGTAAATATTTCCTGCGATTCTGTCATAATCAAAATCATCTAATCTATATATTTCTCCCAAATCATCCTTCACATAAAATCCACAAAGCTCTTCATCCCAATAAACTAATCCGTACCAACGAGAATAAATTGAACCGTACTCATCAGACTCTTCACCGTACAAAATATCACCCTCATAAGTACCTTCAAAGCCGGTGTATTGCATAACCTCGAAATCTTGTTTTTCATAAAAGAAAACATCTTCAATTGATACTGCTCTATCACCCTCAAATAATCCGAAACAAGGGGATTCATTTAATTGTTGATACATTTTGTTGCTTGGTTTACTCCAAACCCGAAATTTAATCTCCCTCATTTGCCAATCCCCTTTCTAAATGTAGAAGCATACTGGTTGAGCAGGCATACATGAACCCGCAAAACATCATTGATCTGGTTGTATCTTCCCAACGAAAAATAATATTCAAAGACTGATAGAGGAAAATAAGCCCCATGATTAGATAACGATTTCTAACTAATATCCTCATGCTCCAGCACCTTTCTTGGCGTATGTAACAGCATTGATGTATAGTTCTTTTGCCAATTTATTAGATTCATCATTTTCAAATTGCCGGTAATCCTCATAGATATCTTTCCAGCCATTGTTAGCTAGTGCGATCATCCAATCATTGAATAAAATCAGTGAATTTTCTTCAGCACATAACCAATTATTTAATTTTTCGTTATGCTGCCACCCACAGATTTGATGAACCATTTTCATAAGTGTGATTTTCTCACTGCTGGCATCCTTCCAAGACTTAAACCAGGCATCAATTGATTGGAAATTTTGTTCTGCAGCTTGCATTACTTCAGCTGGAATCAAATTTTGATTTTTTATTGCAACACGATCATCAGTATCAAGATAGATATTTGCACCTGATTTCCAAATTTGGCTGAGTATCATTAATACTTGCATGGAAGTAATTTCACTCCCCATCTGCCGTATTCAATTACATAATTTTTCATCCTATGGTGTTTAACGCCCATATTGAGATTTTTGAGTTGATTAGTGAATTTTCTTTTTGTTAAAGGTTCTAATTTGTAAAACTGACAGTACATCAGATACCTTTTGTATAGGTCATCATTTTTCTCAAAACTTTTAATATCTTTTTCTAAATTTTCCTCTATAAATTTTTCCATAATAATTCACCAACTTTACTAATCGTGTTACTGAAAAAACCCTAAAATTAGCATTGTGTTACTTTTTAAAAATTCGTTCAAGCTTACAGCCCCAAGGGCTACAGCCTTCGTGTTACTTTTGTTACCGCAAATCCGGTTCGCGCTTTATAATATATTTATATATTTTTATTTTTTTTATAGATATAGATATTTAATAACAAAAGTAACACTTGACAAGAAAAAAGTAAGATGAACCCTTGATACATAAGGCTTTTAAGAGAATTTAAATGTGTTATTTTTAGTAACACTTTCGCTATTTTCATCGTTTTCTAGTAACTTTTGTTGAAAAAAAGTATTTTTTCGCTCCACTAAAGTAACACCTTTGATGAAATACTTATTTCTGTTGCCGCGTTCCCTTTTTAATCCCTGGGACTCTAAAATTCGATAAAACGCTCGATTTTTTAGCTGGTGCTCACCATTTTTGAAGCACCAATTGGAATAAACTTCATATAACTCTTTGGCTTCAATCTGAACATCTTGACGTTTGAAGCAACATTCGAACATAAACGGACCAAGAATATCCATTTCTTCTTTATAATCTCCAGTTGCCTTCATAACGATTGCTGGATCATTCAACCCTGACTCCTGCCACTTCATGCAACCCTCAATGGCCCAATTCAAAATCCCGGGCATTTCCAGGCTTAACTTCTCAGGAAGCTTCTTGTCACGTTTTTCTTTAGGTAGCTGCAGGTTGAATGGAATTAAGCGAATCCTGCGCCAGATTCCTTCGTCTACACCTTTGATAACCGGCTTATGGTTAGTGGTGAAGAACACTTTAAATTCTGGAATGAACTCAAAATATTCTTGTCTTAGGAAACGGGCAAGTACCGGCTCACCACCTGTTATTTGCTTAACGAATGCTTCTGACAATTGCTCCCCATCTTCACTCTCGATCGCAGAAACAAAACGAGATCCTACTAATCTGGCTATATCATTATTGGCGCCAGTTTCTTTTTTCTTGATGAATGTATCTGATTTGGCTTGCTTCCCATATTCGCCCATGAGGTCCTTAATGGTATTGATGAAGGTTGATTTACCGTTGGACCCCCCACCAATCAGAAAGACCATAATTTGCTCTGTGATTTCTCCAGTGAGAGAATATCCAATCAGACGCTGCATGTATTCAACCAGTTCTTTATCACCCTGGAAAATTTGGTCTAAGAAATTATTCCATTCAGGGCATTTCGCATTTTCATCAAATGCAATGTTGGTGATTTTAGTTAGGCTGAGGTCACGATCATGCGGCTGTAGCTTCCCTGTCTTTAAATCCACTATGCCGTTTTCAACATTGAACAAATATTTATGCCGGTCAAAGTCTTCTCGTTCCCCTGGAACCAACGGCATGAGGTCCTTAATGCTATTCATCCGGATATTCCGGCGCTCACACATCCGAGCCCATTTTGTTTCAGCTTCATCCTCTGATTTATAGAGGCTTCGGAGCACCTTTGCAGTGATTCGTTCGATTTCTTTCTTAGTGTCCAGCTTCCACCGTTTGCCGTCCCATATCAGCCAACCCATATCAGATACATATTTGATTACATGGCCATATTCGTGAGCTATCCGTTCTGCATTTCCAAGCTCTGTTAATCGAAATTTCTTTTTCGGCTTGTCCTCCACAACTTCTTCAACATCCCCAGTATGAAAATCAAAGGTGAATTCTTTGAATTGCTCCTTGTTGTCTAAGATTGTTGTTGAAGTGGAAGAGATGGCAGTTGCAATTGTTCTTTCGCCATATGTTTCATTGGTGTCTCTGAAATGGATAACGTCCCATTTATCACGCATGAGCCCTGATTCTCGGAACATGGTATCCATTCGAGTGGATGATTTACCTGTCCAGAATGCAAGGTGGTTACACAATGCCAGGTCACTTGCCGAGTGATCATTTTTGATTAAGCTGCCATTGAATAGCGACCTAATTTCATCACCGTTTTTACTGCGAAACATTCTTTCCCAAAGAGCATCATTTGAAATTTTAATTTCGTCTTTTTCAAACTCTGCTAAATTAACGCGGCCTTGAATATCGCTATCATCAAAGTATTGTTCGAATACTTCTGCCAGCTCGTCTGTCCGATCGTATACATCATTTGAATTTTCACGATTGCCGGTGAAGCTGAAATATCGGCCATAAGAGTAAATTTCTAATCCATGCTTTGTGTTTTTCCGTCCGGTCCCTAAAACAGATTGTGGAAGGCCACCTTTGATGATGATGTGAAGGCCCGTTCCAGAAGGAGAAAACTCTGTATAGCTGTCTAATGTATCAATAATCTCGTTTGCGAATGAATTAACCTTCCCATCCACAACACACTTATCAATATCAATTCCGATGTAGTTATCCTGTCTGCTAAATACGAACCCTATGCCGTCATAGTCGCCTTCTAAATAGAATTTGACCGCCGTTGCAAATGTTGACCAGGTACGCCTATTGTTTGCCTGGGCCATTTCACCATTTACCTGATATGGCACCTTTGTCGGCTTTCCACCTCGTTCCTCTTTCCGCCATAAAATCCATTGAGGAAGGGCTTTTAATTCGGCAGGGATTTCGTTGAAATTGTATGGATTTTCTTTCATTTCGCCCTCCAATGAAGCTGTTTTTACCTAATTTGGGTATAAAAAAGAGAAGCTGGGCAAAACCAACTTCTCTATTCAGTTATTTAGAACGGTAGATCATCATCACCGATTGTTATGGATCCACCAACTTGCTCTGGAGGATTCACTCTAGATTCATCAAAGAATCTTGCTTTTGGGTATTTTTTTGATGAATCATTTTTATCTACTTGATGCTTAACTGTAATTACTAAATTTTTATTAAAAAGCTGTTTCGCCATATCGTCAGCATCCTTAAATTCCACTCCGTTAGGAAACCCACACGCCTTTATCAGGCTATTGATACGCTTAATATTGTTTTCTTTATACTCAGGATTATCATTGTGAAAGTAGAGCGTATTGTACAAAATCTTTGCACCCTGATGGGCTTGTGGAACATCTGAACGGATTTCAAAGTCTAAATTTAATGTTGGATGACCTTGAAAATCTTGAGCATTAGCATTAATTACGATTGCTTCATACTTTCCTTCAGCAACTAATTCAAATCCTGTACTTACATTTTCTTGATCAAATTTAAAGAATGACATTGTTTATTTCCCCCTGGTTTCTAATTTGTGGATGACACTAATAATTCTTCTTGCACGCAGCCATTGCGTTTATCTAAATGATTCTTAGCAAAGATACTTTGGTTACCTTCAAGCATAAAACCTCTTGTACCATCTGCTTTTCTTACCAATCGAGCTACAACATGCACAATTCCCATGACATGATTGACGATTTTATCTCGAATATCCGGAATGAATTGGTTATATTGCTGGCCATCGTCATGAATGATGCTGCGTGTAGTTTCCCAGGCTGTGTAGATGACATTGGCATCCAATCCATTGAATGTTTCAACAACCTTTAGTAAGTGATTGTCATATAAGGCATAATCTTTTAATTCCGGCATTCCACTCTTTGTTTTTTCTCCTCTGTGCATCAGCCAAAGTTTCTGGTAATGAGTGAGGTTGTCCACAAAGATATTGTCATAGTTTCCGATATTCGCTTTTGCATAAGCGTAAAAATCTAAGATGCTTTGGTGAGGATCAGCAATATTGATTTTTGCTACATCGACATTTGCATAGCCTTCTAAAACTTGGCTGGTTCCATCAATATCGAGTACCAAGGTTTTACCTGGTAGCAATCCGGCCACCGTGGTTTTTCCATCCCCTGGCTTTGAATAAATGATGATCTTTGCTTTTTTGCTTTTCTTGATTTCTGCACCGTTTGTAATATCCACTTTTACACCTCCTTACTATTCAAATAATCACAGTAAGCTTGGCACTCTTCTTCAGTTTTGAAGAAAGTAGAATATTGTTTCAAGTCCTCAAACTTCTTCTCTGTAGAATAGATATCTTCCGCATGAATAGAACTGTCTGTAAATCCATCACGATCATCACTATATTGTCTGTACCATGCAGTCATACTGTTTCCATTGCTGTTCAACTTGAATTCATAGAGGATATATTCCTTAGGGTAATAAACTGTTTTACCTTCATTACATAAGCAATCTTCGCTTGCCTTTTTACCAAGTGGAGTAATGTATGCGATTCTTCTGTATTTATCGCACTTATCGCATTTTGGTGGTCGTTCTTTTTTTGAGTAAGCTTTATAAAGGATGACTTTATGATCTTTCATAAGCTCGACCAGACGCTCTCTACGCACATTCCTTTTAAGTGTTTGATATTCACTTTCTAATTGCTGTTTCTTATTCTCATAATCACGTACAATTCCATTGAAGTTATCTTTTACATCTTGAAGGTTTTCGTTTTCTTTTTTAAGGCGTTCCATTTCAGAAAGGAAATCCTCTTTAACAGATTTCATTAGACTTTCTTTAAAATGATCAACCTGAATATCGAACTCACTAGGTTCATGATAAAAATCCTCGTAGTAACTCATTATCACACCTCCAAGCTAAAGGAAATCGACTCCGGCTTAACTGTCATCCCTGGCACCAGCTGCCCGTTTTCATCCACAACTGCCTTTTCACCCGCAATTTCAACAATCTTTACTGCCTTTTTAAGATCAGACCATTTCAGGCTTGTCTTAATGTAATCATCCATTCCGTTTTCAATAACATGCTGCAGGATCGCTTCCTCATTTTCTTTCTCTGGAACTTCCTTAGATTTTCTGGATTTAGACTTACCATAAGGAGTGCTTATTGTTTTAGCTTTCGGATCTTCTTCAAGCTGTTTAGCATGATATGCAGCAACCATAGTTTCAAAGAATGATAGGCTGTTAGAAATTGTGGAAAGCTCACTGCGCTCCCATTCAGAGATCCGTTCACGCTCTGCATCAGCCAGCTGCTTAATTTCCTTTTCCTGAGCCTTTAATGCTGATACTTTACGGAAAGCCCAGTTGAGACTGTTTTTATCAGTGATTTCAAACTTTGTTTCCTCTGGAGATAGGGACGTTACCTCTTCAACTTCCAAAAGCTCAATTCTTTGTAGCTGGTTCATTATTTTTTTCCTCCTTCATAACTTGGTCTAAGTATTCATAGGTATCTAATAACTCATCAAAAAAGTTACTTCCGCTTAAAGTTTGTTGGTATTGTTCAAGAAAACTATAGAACGGCTCCAACTTTGAGTTCTGTGGACTGAAAACCGTCCGGTCCTTCGATTCAAAGTAAGGCATTTTCTAACCTCCAGTTGATTTTTTGTAAAACTTCCCATAAACTGAAGATGCTAAGTTATACATTTTCTGAGACCTACTGTTGCAGCAGTTGGTCTTTTTTAATGCAAAATTCTTTTCGGGAAGTTTGAGCACCAGTCAATCTTCACACCCTGTTCCTGAAGCTTTTTGATTAGAGCATCAAGTTTTACTTTTTTATCCACACTGTTCACCTCCCTTAATTACCTGGAATGATTCTAGTTGTTCCTGTTTCCCTATGTACCAGGTGTAGTTCGCCATGTACCTTTTTGAAAACCAGCCAATTTGCTGAATTAAGACCGACTGCTTTCATGGCCAGCTTCTGGCTTCGTGTTGGACGGAGACCTTTTTTCACTTTCATCACCTCCCTTAAGTTACTTCCGAGCCTTGTTTCCGCACTTCGGACAGTAAGGGCCACCGTATTCTTTCTTTGAATATCTAATCTGTCCAAACTTCATTTGAAACTTTTTACTACAATGACTGCAATTAAGTGTTCTTTGTGGCAGATAGTTTAGCAGCCGATTAATACCTGTGTATTTGATCAAGTTCAGATCCTCCCTTTAGCTATTCACACCAGCCATTAGCCTTACCAATCGCAAACCCAGCGAACAACATTGCGATAAAGACGATTCCAAACAATCCAATTCCGAACATGTGAATCCTCCTATTCAACTATTAATCTTCTTCAAACGCTTTAGAAAACATAGATTCTAAAAGATTTACATACAGTTCCAATTCATCATCTGTTTTATCTTCAATTACTGGACCATGCCCAGGTACAACTCGATAATCTCTAAGACGTTCTAATAATTGTTTTCTTCTTGTTGTTACTTCTCGCATCTATGCACCTCTCAACGTTTTAGAACTTAAACAGTTCATCAAGTTTCGCCATGTTGGTAAAAAGAGAAGGCTGTTGTTCAGCCTGGTCAATCATTTCAAAATATTTGGTCCAATCACTTTTTGTGATTTCTTGTTGTAGAGTCTCGAGAAGCTTCACGAAAAAATCTTTTGGAAGTTCTTATCTAAGAAGTCAGCCATTTTGCTTGCTTGAAACACCCAAGTTTGCCCTTTTGATTTTGGATAAAAGACAAACCCTCCTGACTCAGCATCTAAAACCTTCCTGAAGCGAGATGGAAAAAGAATGTTTTCTTTTATCCACTCACTTTTTCGTTTTGTTCTTTCTTCAAGATCCTTCATACTCCAATAGACCCCGGACAGTTCATTCTTCTTTAACTGTTCAAATTCCACTTTTTTTATAAGCACTGAATCAGCTGGAAGAGGAATAGTTAGGTTCACTTCAATCTGCTGCATCATTTCACCTCAACTTTCAAGTTTTCAGTTGCGTTACGCAACATGTGAGGAAAAAAAAACTTGATTATTTCGTGAGCATCAATATGTAGTTCACGAACAATTCTATTAACCTCGTCAGTATCAAACACTGAATAACCGTTAATTTTATCACTTAGCGTTGTGGGACTCATACCAACTCGTCTAGCAAGTTCACGATAGTTAGAATCACTTTCCCTAATCCTTCCCTTTAACGCCTTCAACTCGTGATACTTCCTTTTCTTTGCTGTTTTCATCGTTGTCACCTCCACCAACAATATTGCGTTTCGTAACAACAGAATACACTCCTAAAATATCAAAGTCAATACGTTTCGAAACATTTTTTTGGTTTTTTTATTGTTTGTTATTGCGTTTTGTAACAAACATAATTATAATAATTCCCAAAGGAGTGGAAAGTGAAATGTCAGATAAAAATATAGATAAGAAAGTATTTTCCGAGCGCCTAAGAGAAGTCATGAAGGATAACAATGAAACCATGTATACATTGGCTGAGAAACTTAGCCTTTCTCCAGCAACAATCTCTAGGTATTCAACTGGAAAAATGGCTCCTAAATTAACAACTATTGATGTCATTGCAAGGGAGTTTAACATTAATCCCGCATGGTTGATGGGACATGATGTTGATAAGAAGTTGGAAAATGAAGAGAATAAAAAACCTTATTATAAACTTACAGATAAAGATAAATTGGATATTGCAAAGGAATTGGAAAAAATGCTTGAAGGATTAGAGGATAGTGATTCTGGATTTGCAGCGTTTGATGGAGAGCCTCTTGATGAAGCAACCAAAATCGTTTTAAAGGATTCTCTTGAAAGGTCCATGCTCTTGGCTCGCGAAATATCTAAAAAGAAATTCACACCTAAAAAATATAGAAATTAGGAGGTGCTCTCGTTGTCTGGTATTAAGGCGACTGTTCAAAATTTAGTTAAATTGCATGGATCCAATGATCCCTTTAAAATTGCTGAGGATAAAAAAATTAAATTAATATTTGAAGATCTCGAAGATATTTATGGATACTACCATTACTATAGACGTGTCCAACTTATACATATTAACAATAAACTTGAAGAACTTATTCAAAGGTTTGTTTGTGCACATGAACTCGGACATGCAATAGAACATAAAAAGCAAAATACAGCATATTTGAGCAAACACACTCTATTTTCTACAGATAGACTTGAAAGGGAAGCTAATACATTTGCAGTTGAACTTTTGGTAAATGATGAAGTTTTATTTGACTGCATTAAGTCTGGATATAGTCTTGATCAAATTGCAGCTATTTTTGGTATCCCAAAGCAATTTATGCGTTATAAGACACTTACAAGGCGGTGACATTTAAATGGCTAGTTTCACTAAAAGGGGAAGCACCTGGCAGTATACTGTCAGTAGGATGATAGATGGAAAGTCCAAACCCATTAGGAAAGGTGGATTCCGGACAAAGAAAGAGGCTATGGTGGCAGCTGCAGAAGTTGAAGCTGATCTCCAGAAAGGAATTACTCCTCACCTAAAAAAAGAATCGTTTGATGAATACTTTGAAGAATGGATAAAAGTATATAAATCAGATATAAGTCCTGTCACACTCAAACGGTACCACGATAGCCTACAAACCATTAAAGGTTATTTTGGGAGTAAACCTATTCAAGAGATAACAAAACGTGAATATCAAGCATTTCTGAATGAATACGCACTAAATCATGCTAAAGAAACGACAAGAAAGTTGAACATCCATATTAGAGCATGTGTTAGGGAAGCAATTGATGAAGGAATTATACGTGTGGATTTCACTAGAGGAGCAGTTATAACTGGAAGTGTTGAAGCTAAGAGGCCGGAAGAAAAGCACTTGAGTTATACAGAAAGCAAACAATTGATGAGTGAGCTTTATAATCGCCTGGAAAGAAGCTTAGGCTATTATTTATTACTTCTTGCCTTAACTTCAGGTATGCGTTTTGCCGAATTGGTTGGTTTAACAAGAAAAGATTTTGACTTTAAAAACAATAAAATTACTATTAATAAGACCTGGGATTATAAAACGGGAAGTGGATTTGCTAAAACGAAGAACGATCCATCTAATAGAACAATAAATATAGACAGTAAAACAATGAACGTATTTAAGGATTTATTTCGAAATACTCCACCAAACATTCATAACCTTGTGTTTTTCAGTCCTCATAATGATACTAAGGTTTTAACGAATAAATTAATTAACAAGCTGCTGAAGAATACTTTAGAGAGTTTAGATATTCAGCCAATTACCGTTCATGGATTAAGGCACACTCACGCTAGTGTACTTTTATATAGAAAAATTTCTATTTATTATGTATCAGAAAGATTGGGACATGCGAATATTGATACTACACTCAGGCATTACGCCCATGTAATTAAAGAATTACGTGAAGAGGATACAAAGAATGCTATTGCCACATTTGAAAATATGGTTGTGTAAAACATGTGTAAAAAAATTATTTTTTCTATCGTTTCCAAACGGATTCTCAAAAGATAGTAATAGATTAAAAAACAGTCATAAACCTTAATATATCAGCATATATGAGGTCTTTAACTTATTTATAACAAGCACATAATTTTACTAAAGGACGCCCTCGGCAGACGTATTATAGATTACTCTAATCCTTGATACAACAAGGTTCTTAGCGTGTCCTGTGTAAAATTCGTGTAAAAACTTTCGGATTTACACAAATAAAAACAAAAGAGCACAGCGCGTATAAGTAGTGCTACCAACACTCTTATACCGTCCGCCTACTCTGAATAGGCAAACACTTGCTGTACCCTTAGATGTAGTTTATTACATTACGGGTTTCTTTAGCAACGGTTTGCTAACACAGGCCGTTGCTTTTTTGTTTCCAAAGGGAGACATACTGATGAAGAAACGAATTGATGTAATTGCTGGAGAAGAGTCTTTTTCAAACCTTTCAACATTTAGTGACATTGAAGAAATGAACAAAACGGTTCGCATCTATAAAGATCAATTAAAAACCTCTGTGAAACGTTCTGATGTACAAGTTAGATTAATTGCATTACTGGAACTCCTAAAGCGCCACAGCTGCAAGCAAATAGGTGTAAGCTACATGTGCAAAAACACCATTGCGGACAAACTGCAATTGTCTTATAAAACAGTCCAAAGATTAGTCAAAAAATTAGAAGACCTTGGCATGATCAGCCAGGTGTCAATGAAGCGTAAGAAAGATATGCTGCAGACTGCTAATGCAATTATTATTAAGCCTGCTAAAAATGATGTGTCCGACAAGAACCAACCGAAAAAGTCCCGGAAGTGTCCGACCATTAAAACAACCCCTGTTTCTTTAAAACAAAATATTAATAATACACGTAAAGCTGTGGTTCAATTCTCCAATTCAAATTTCATTGCTCATTGGGTTCCAGAAGCCTTTGCTTCACTTGCAGGAACCTTTTATGAAAAAGCTGAGATTATCCAAGAATTCTGGAAGGTTGTTAAACAGTGCAACCGAGTTATTAATCATGATACAGAAGAGCGAGCATTTACATCAGCTGGGGAACTTGAAATTGGCCTAAAAGCATTCAAGGAGTTTGTTATGAAGGTGAAAGCAGGCAAGAGGATGAATAAAGGAGAATTTGCCTACTTCAACGGAATTGTAAATAAGCTAATGGATAAATATTATTGGTCCATGTAATTATCTTAAATCTTCCTTGGTGAAAACCATACACAGCATGCCTACAGCTGCACAATAATTACTCAGAATCTCCCTTCTGCTTTCAATTGTGGTGTAAAAGACGAGGACAGGCTTATGCTTATACTGCTTTTCGATTGCTGGAGACAGCAATTCATACTGTTTTATTTTCTTTTTATTCTCAGCCATGGATTGGGTACGATCTACTTCTAAAAAGTGAAAGACTTTGTGATGGGTAAAGGTTGCATCAGGAATAATCGAGGTCTCTTTGTAGGTCAGCCCACTTTGATATTTGAAGGTGATCTTCTCTTCTATCCTCCAGTCTTGTGGACGGTTAAAATACAGATACATGTCGTTTCTGAGAAGGTGATGATCTACAGCTAATGACCATTTAACATCCTTATCAGAGCCAATCAGGTCCCTACCGGTATTGTTTAAATAATACACATATTTGCCGTTATGCATCTTAATGTGCAGAAAGTCTTTCATCCGATTCAGTACCTTTAGAGCATTACGGTCTGTGCCTAATCCATGTAGCAATTGAAGATGCTCTCTTGAGGCAAAGACCAATTTATCCAAACTTAACAAGATCTTCTCCTGCCGGCTCTTCTTTTTCTCGGTACTCGACAACATTTTCTGGCGCTCCTTTCATTGATTGTGGTACCTGGTATCGTTCTAATCGTTTCCACATGTCATGATCTTCTAAGAGTGGGACCTGCATCCTCTGAAGTTCATGAGTTTTATAAAGTCCCCTGCCTTTTACATCTGATGGCAGTTCTTCAGCTCCCCTTTCATCAATGGCCACTTCTGAAGCATATCCGGATGGCAGCCTAAAGGTGACTTTACCATCAGAATTTTGTTTTATAGAACGGGGCAAAGTATCTGATGTTGGATATTGGGTGCAGAATACTTCCCTATAGCCCAAACCTCCACCAATACGGGTGATTTCACCTAAAAAGTATTGGCACATTCCTAACATTTCTTTCTGTTCTTTTTTCATCCATTTCTCTGGTGCCAGCTGTGCTGCTTCATCCACAATGATGAACTTCCTTTTCTTGATCGGTGTATTAGAAATGTTTGTATAGAAATTTTCTTGAAAGTATTTATATTTCTCCTGCATCTGATTGTGGATGCCATCAAGCATGATTGCAGCTTCCATTGGATTGCTGGCCACCCCTTTTACTTGCTCCAGGAGCTTATACCTTCCAAACTCCAGACCTCCCTTTAAATCGATGATATACAGCTCTACATCTTGTGGATGATATTCAATCAAGTAAGTAACCAGGACCTTTAGAAAAACTGTTTTGCCGAAACGAGTTGTGCCGGCCACAGTCATATGAGGAATTTGTTCAAAGTCGTGCCAGAGCATTCCTTCCAGTACCTTACCTAATGGAATCACCCATTTGTTTTCCCCTGTCTTCTTATGATCTTCTGGATAGACAGGGCATTCAGGAACCAATTTATATGGAAATAAGTTTGGAATATCCTTCTTAAACACTTTAATCACTAAATACTTCCGCGGATCATTAGGGATCACCCAGGCTTTGAATTCGACCAATACCGGCCGGCTTAATCCATCCGAAAAGAAATGCACCTTCTTTTCCATTTCAGCCATTTTAGTTGCAGGTAAGCCTAATGGAATCTGAAATACATACTTTGTTCCAATTTCCTCTTTGCCGTCTACAATAGGATATTTCTTTTTGAATTTAGGGAATTGCGGCTCCCCTTTTTTATTGGTGATTCCATACCCCGTATTTTCAAATATCGTCTGAATGCTTTTCCTTTCATTGCTCCCTTTAGGTATGGCTGCAGCTCCTGCGACCAACAGGGGAAAAGCTAACCATTCAATCATTTAACATGCGCTCCTTTCCAAAATGAACTTGTGGAACAAGTGAATGAGGACTTTAGCGAAAAGCTAAAGGAATTTCGCTCAAACCGAACCATTTAATACAAGCTATAACCCTTGAAAGCATTGATAACTAAATAGACTGTAGAACTGACTGCCTAAAACCCGATGACAAGGCTGCGTATGAGTGGGTTCTTAAATATAGCCCACCCGATCGCAAACAGAACACCTCCCAGGCCAACTGCCCGAACAGTCGCTTCATTGATCGGCACGCCACATTTTTCTAAAAAAAAGAGGGCCATAAGGACAGCCCCTGTACCCACAAAGAAAGTAAGTCCCCCGTCCACCATGGATAGTAATCCGGGATCTGGAGCCATATAGGAATACCCAGAGACAAACTGCTTAAAAGGAATAACCTCGACTCTCACGTTTCTCTTCCTCCTTCAGCTTTCTTTTCAATTTAGCTGCTGTTTGATAATAAACCTCATCATAGCTTTCAATCCCGGCATCCACACATTGATACCTTTCTAAGTAGTTCATAATGGTGCAGCAATCATTTGCAGTTTTCGCACTGAAATACAGTTGATTTAGATAATCAGACGAAAAGAGAAATTCAGTTTCATCCAGCTCATTAAAGCTGCTTTCGTACATTCTCCTCTTGGTTACTTCACTTTCTCTGTAACCATCGAAAATACTTTTTAAGATGCCATTTATCATGTATCTCCACCCTCTTTCGTTAGTGTCTGATACATTCTATGGGCGATAGCCTGGCCAGATATCTTGTCCTATTAAATTTATTCAAAAACACTTTGTCCTTTTTTAGCAGGAGTTCATTTTAATAAAGAGGAATAGATATATGAGGTGATGAATATGGAATATAAGTGTAAATTAAAAATGATTTTAGCCGATAAAGAAATTAAACACGGAGACTTCGCTAAAAAGATCAATATGAGTGCTGCTGGGTTAAGCGCAATCGTAAATAATAGGGCTTTACCATCTTTTGATTCAGCCTACCGTATATGTGAAGTACTTAATCTTCATCCAAGAGATATTTGGATAAAAAACAAGGGGGAAGAATAGTGAAGAAATTATTCATATTGGTTTTAACATGCCTATTTCTAACTGCATGTGGAGGGAATGAAAGTGTTTCAAAAGAAAAAAACAACCTGACCATTGATGAATACGAAAAAAGAGTTGAACAGGCGTTAAAAGAAGCTGGAGATAAAACCAATTTCGAAATTTTATCTTCAAAAGAAATGGAAGAGAACGTACATGCAATTGCATTATCAGATAAAGCAGCAATATTTTTAGAAACTAATGAAGATGGAAATATTGCTAAAGCTACTGTATCTGTTGATCCATCTGTACAATCAACAAATAATGAGGACTTCAACTTTGCTTTTGAACTATTAATTGGAACTGCTGATGATAAATTGACATTAGGAGACAGGACCAAATTAAGACAGGATTTAGGGCTGTATGATGACAAAACATTTTCAGAGAAAACTGTTAATGTCAAAAAGCATAACGATATGACTTTCACATTTAAAAGCAATCCATCCGAAATATATATATTAGATGCAGAATTCTAAAAAAAATAAACCGTCTCAATTAAGAGGCGGTTTTTATTATGCGTAGCGTTCTTGGTTGTGTTGGCTCCCAACTTATATATCCTTTGTTCTTTAGTTTATGAAGTAAATCACTAACTGTAGATGATGATTTTAATCCCAACATATCTGCAATATCTCGAAATGCCGGTGGATAGTTGTGTGCTTTTAAATATTGTTCTATGGCTTCTAAAACTTCCTTTTGTCTCCTGGTTAGATCACGCATAATTAACCCCTCTTTTTCTACGTTGTTTGGCAGCTGATAAAATGTTTGCTCGTTTAAATGATCTCAGCTGCTGTTTACCAATATCGAAAGTTAGGATGCCTTCCACAGTTATTCTTCTTACAATTATAGATCTGTGGGTAAGCTTCCCAGCATCATTTATATAGATTAAATCAATCGGTAATTTATTTTCCATTGAGTATTTAAACAAGCAATTCATCACTTTCAGCTCCTTTTGACATAATAATATACAAACACGCGTTCGAATTCAAGTTGATTTTCGAACAAATGTTTGTATAATTTATAGTATAAGGAGCTGACAGGAAATGATTCGTGATCGCGGAAAAAAGAAATGGCAATCTGCATTCTTTATGCCCGAGCATGTAAAAATGCTAAAACAAATGACCAATGATGATAAGAAACAAAAGAAGCCGCAGCTGGATGAACAGGAACTTGAGGAGATTGGTTTTGTCGTTATGGATTCTCTCAATTACACTATCCCAATTAAAGTGACGATCTGGCGGGATGGATTTTTTCACACTATATCTGGAATAGTCGATAAGGTGGACATGCTAATGAAATACATTTTATTTGAATGTGATGAAGGAAAAAGTAAAATAATGATTGAAGAAATTACGGGTGTTGAGAGGGTTTAGAGATGACCAGGATTCCAGAGAAAGACCGCGATATTTTAGAACAAGCAATGTATCTTCCTATGCTGCTGACCATTCTTGAACGGGATCGAATCATATTTGATAAGGCGGGCTTTAAGCTAAAAGAGCCTTATCTTCAGTTAATTGAGGAAACAATAAAGGCTGTTCAAAGGGATTTAAAGGAAACGAAGTTTGCCATGAGGAAAGGCCAGATGAAGGTTGAGCAAGTTGCCCGAGATGATGATTTTACGATGTTTTTATTCATTTATAAAGGGTTTGAAGAACAGCATAATTACTTTAATCCCCGGATCCGGAATAAAGTTCAAGAGTTAATGGAGTATTATCTATATAAAGGGGTTTAATAAATGGAACCATTAATTTATCAAATTTGGGGTGTAGGTAGGAATCTTTTAGAAGTCGAAAGGGATTTTAATCGTTTAATTGAAAAAGTGGAAAACAACAATATAAGCAAAATGGAATTATTAAGCGAGTTACACATGTTAAAATCTAAATTGTTTCCTCCTGAGAAAGATTAAAAAAAAGCCCCTCTCAATTAAGAGAAGGGCTTATTATTATAGCTTCTTCAAAGCCTCCATCTTTGCCTTGGAAGGAGTCTCATATTTAACATACCCATCCATATTGGTAACCCAGTAGCCGCCTCCCACAGCATACTGTCCGCCATGTTTCTCATCGTAACCATATACTCGATAAACTTCTCCTGGCTGAAGCACTCGATGGTATTTAATTTCATCCCGGCTATTGCGTTTCCAAAGATTAATTGGCTCAAGGATTGTAAGCCGCCCAATCTGTCCTTTTCGCATTGGCGAGCCGTCCCAATACACTTGTGCCGGCTTACCATAGTTTCGTACTTGCTCCATAAATTCATCTTTATCTATTCCAGTACCAGGACATGATTTCCAAGGCGCATTTTCTCTATGAAATCGAATATATTTCTTTTGGTCATTGAAAAACTTCGCTATTTTAAGGATGGAGTCCAGCTGCTTACCTTCAAGCTTGTCCTCTCCAATATCGAAGTCACCAACCATCTCGCATGCAAACGGGATTTTGTTTTCACTGCCATTGTAGCCTGATATGCTGACTGGCTGTTTCCCAAAGTTTCGACCGGTCAAGAAAGTTCCGTCTGGGAACAAGGTAACATGCTGGGCAATGTCATCCCATTTGTTCGTAATCACATGGAAATCACGCATACCCTTCTGGATACGCTCATAATTTTTCCCATTAAAATTATCATGATTAGGCTTCCAAGTATGGTGAACATGTAACTCGGTATGGTTATACTGCTTAAGAATCAGAATTAATTCATCAGCATTTAATTTTACAAAAGGCATTTTATTCTTCCCCTTTCAAAAATAAAAGCCGCCCTTAAAGGCAACTTATTTGGTGGTTCCTGATCTATTAGTGCCTAATTCAAATAAGCCAGTGGCAGCTAATCCAGCGAATGCTCCTGCCCACAACCGGAGAATAAGCTCAAGGTCTGTGAAGGGAGATGCAGCTGCACCGATTAACAGGCCAACAATTAAAGCAATGAGAGGCAAGAGATTCTTTGGTAAATTAACCGTGCGTTTAATCAATTCTACAAATGCCAGAACGATGGGTAAAATAATTGTTGCTAAGATTAAAACTGTTTCCATTTAAATCACTCCTAAGGTTTTTTTACGAATGCTTCAAACAATAAATAAAGTAGGCCTCCAGAACCCGCTAAAAGACCAGCTATTTTCCAATATTGTTCCTGAGCAAAGGATTTACTTTTGAGCACATGATCCAATAACTTTTGAGTCATTTCCTGTTGCTTCCCTGATTCCTTTAACACCGTCATTTCTGTGTCTGTGAGTTTGTTTTTGATTTCCATGTTTAGTTTTTCTTGCTGCACACGATATTCTTCAAGGCTTTTTATTCTCGATTCATGGTCGTCTAGTCTTTGTGGCACATCCATCTCCTCCAATGTATTGCCCCCCTTTTTAACTCTCTATATGATCTTTCCTACAATAACCCCTTTAACTACCATCACCCTGTCATTTGCAGTTGGGACATAAGATGAAAGGTAAGGCAATGGTTTGCTAAGGGTGCCACTTATAATATCAATATCATAAATAACAGAAGGCCGGCCCGATGTGTAATTCGGATCGACCTTTGCTAATTTTATTTGTTGTTCATCTTTTTCTTGGTTATCTTTTGGCTGCTTATAATTTTTATCCGGTTGAAACATATTTACAAACTCTTCAGGTGTGATCATATCTGGACCACCTTCCGTACTTCATGTTTCATTTTTGCGCCAACCGATAAAGGCATTGACCACGCAGTTTCGGCATACTTTCCTGTTATGTTTAACGGAGAATATACAACCTCCAAGACATCTGAAAAGTCATGCATAGGCATTAGCGCAGTCTCAAATGTTATTTTCCCGTATACTTGGCTGGCTTCAAATGCAATCCTCTGAACATAAGCATCAAGACTGGCCTGGTCTGCAATATCAGAAACCTCTCTAAAGTCTACAATAGTCCTGCCCCTGTTCACTGTTGATATTGGGCTATCAGGATTATCATTTGTATAACTTGATACTAAAGGCTCCTGTTCAGCATTTGAACATACAACTACCCATTTATTCGGAACATTAAAAAGATCGAGTTCCTCCTCCATACCCTGAAAAGTGACTGAAAGCTCATCATCCTTATAGGTATAATCCGCAGCTCTTACAGCTGGGCTCCTGTAATAAGAAGAGGTGAAAATTCCGTTTTCATCATCATAGATTGGAGTGTAATTTATCTGCCTTAAAAGCTCATTAATCGCAAATAACTTTTCTCTTCCAGGCTCAAATTCAATATCACGCTGCAGGACAGCGTTTGTATTTTCGATATTGTATTTAGTGATTCCGGCGCTTTGTAAAATTTTGATTATTTCTTCATAGTATCTTGAACCGGCAGGGACAATAAGCCGTTGTTCTAATTTATCATCCCTTAAAATGATTAAACCGCCGTAAGCCTCTACATCTCGAAATACACCATTTGTTTGGTCCTTTCTAGTTGGGGAGGACAGGAGAAAGATTCCAAGAGGAAAGGAAATGAAATCGTTCTTCATTTTTACTTCCACAAAGGGCTGAATCCGGTCATTTAAAAAATCTATGCTCCCATCATCTTTTAAAGAAAAACGGGCTGTTCTTTTAATCTCAGCCAGGGAATTCATCGCAACTTCCCCGGCCAGAACGTTATTTAAGGTTCGAATATATTGATTATCTTTATTTAAGAGGTCAAAGCGAAACCTTAACTTTCTTGGTCCTCTCTTACTGTGGAGGACATCCTTTACCTCTTTTTCAGAATAATCATTCCTGGCTAATGACTGCATAAAAAAATCACCTCTTAATAGGGTGAGACGCTTGCTTTGTATGCTTCATACTCTTGTTCGTAAATCCTTATTGTGGTTGATCCTTCAATAAATTTGGTTTTTCCTGTATCAAAAACATATCTATACAGAGGATCAGATGGAATATATCCATACTTGCTCATTCTTACATAATACTGTTGGGTTGAGAGGTACCAGCCTTGCTGATCATAAGGATAGTTTACTGAAATTGTATCTGCCATTATACAGCCCCTCCATTCACTTTTTTCTCAAGTTCCGTAACCCGAAAATCAATATCCCCGACTTGCTGCAAGGTGAAATCGTCAACTTCTTTCATTGCATCTGTGTCCACCTTGGTATTAAAAGCTTCGTTTAATGTAAAGTCATCAATATCCTGCATAGCTTTAGTTGTAGTTTTCAGGGATTGAATAGCCTGTGTTTCAGGTGTATTGGTAACACGCTGCTTAATTTCAATTAACGCCTTAGTAAATTCTTCGTTGTTCTTCATTCCTTGTGCAATCAATGTGTCTAATAAACTCATTCTATTCCCTCCTTAAAATCAATTTTCATAAGAGATAGGTTTGTAGAATACCCTCTCCACACTTCATCATTTAATGGCACTTCCACAAAAACACCAAAGGCTTTTCTCCCTCGCCCATCACGATAGCACACCGTCTCCTGGCTGTAGACTATTTTTTCTAAGGCAAGGCGTTCAGCATCATCAAGTAGTTTTAATGTGAAATCAACTGTGAATTCTTCCATTTCACCAGTTTCAATTACTGGTCGTTTTCTTCCCTGAAAGTGATGGACAGCACTTTCTAATCCCCATTTAGAAGATCTACCGCCACCATCAAACATAAATTGATGAACAGTATTCTCTGGGTCCTCCACAATATGCATCCATACACCAATAAAAGAAATAGATTCTGAGAACGTGTTTGTGTCAGAGAAGGTCTCATTATTCCCTTGTGTCCGAACAAAATAACTGGTTACCTCACCGTTTGCAACCTGATAATCTTTGAATTCATTTTGAACGTTTGTGGCAAACAGGACGAAATCATTATTAATTTCTTTATAAATTTCATGGTAAAGAACTGCCGGCTGGGTACCTGTTGGTACAGGATCACTAATATTTATCTGAATAAAAGAATTACCTTTAACCGTTTCAATTTCCGGAATGGCAGGAGGTGTATAGCTAACGGAAATATTTAAAACAGCTGCATCACTATAAAGCCCATCTGCATTTTTTATTTTCAACTCAATAGTGTAATTTTGTTGATTCCCCAAGCTGTAAGTTATGGTTTCTGCTTTATTGGTACTAGTTCTTTCCTTTGAGAAAACAGTTGTACCAGTTGAATCTTTTACAACTAATAAGAACCCCGTTTGATCAGTTGAGCTCCACTGTACGGTAGGGTTTGCAACAGCTACTAAAGCCCCTGGTGAAACAATAGTAGGCACTGCAGGCTTATCCCCAGCAAAGAAAGTTGCAATTGCTGAGTATGGAGAACTTAAATCTGCCTGATCATATGTCCTCACTCTCCATTCAATTGTGCCTCGAGGGAAGAGATTTGCAGGAGCATCATAAAATTGGTTCACTGTTGTCTGTGTAACATCATTCCATGTTGTAGAACCTTGAATTCGCCATTGCAAATCAAACTTAGCCTGCGGATCCGCATTGGCATCATTATGCTGCCAGGACAAACGATTAACTGCCGCCCTATCTCTTGTCCCACTTGTAGGGCTTAAATTTGTTGGTGCTGTTGGTGCCTGATTGTGCTGTATAGTGAAAACACCATCAGATTCATCCCATGGCCCATAAGCTGAACCATCAAATGCACGAACACGAATTTTTGCTAGGCTTGTTTCAGGCTCGTTTATAAAATCATACGGATATGAAGTTGCTCCTGCGTTAGTTAAGGAAACTATATCTTTCCAACTTCCCCCGTTATTAGTGGTAAGTTGGATTTGGTATTGCAATTGACTTTGTAATGAAGAATTGTAATATTTAACCTGAAAAACAACATCTCTGTTAGAATCTAAAGTTGTTCCAAAGAAAGCACTTCCTCCAGAATAAACATCTGAAGTAGCCACTCGCATAGAAGTATTTCCTGTGTTCGGTTCTAATACAATCGCCAACTTTGTACCAACTGGAAATAAAAGAGGATTAGGTAAGATTAACTCTCTATTGCTCATAGTCGCATCTACCAAAACAGTTCCAGTAGCATATACTGTTGAATTAGGCAATCCATCTGCCCCAACGCCAGTGAGTTTCATTGTCCTACTCTCTGAAATACTTGAATATGCAGTCAAAGCAATTGATTTAATGTATTTTTCCCTATCCACAGTGAACGTTTGCCCAGCTCTGCTGTTAGTGTAATTAATATCAGCTGATCCTGTAACTGGACTAAATATGCTTAAATCCTCTGGATCGCTAGCAGCATTCCAAGTGACTGCTTCTAAACTATTCCAAGTTTCGCCCCCGTTTGGTGCTGTTACGGTTGGTGCTATTGGTGGTTGGTTGTAGGTTATTACTAATTTAGGTTTATTAGCACTAGAAGTTTCCCTTGAATAATATTTAAAATTAAGGACCACATCAACCTCATATGATTTTAATAAAAGTCCATGATTAGCTTTTGTTCCATCTAACCATTTTTCAACCATTGGTTTTACATCGAAAGGAACATAAGAGTTCATTTGTTGAGTAAAAATGCTAGTTGTCGTAGAAATTGTGGTATCAAATGAAGGCTGATTATTCCATGTAACAGAAGTTTCCGACCAATCTTCATTTATTGGGTGAATTACACAGCCAGTGCTTCCGTCTCCATTTCCAGAAAAATGATATAAATTAAGATTTGCTCCAGAAACAGTTGATCCTAAAGGTATAGATGAAAGATCAAACTTTATCAGAGTCCTAATGTAACTTACTCCTCCGTTCATTCCTATCAACAAATCGTTTGTATAATTAAAATTTTTGTCTGGGTCCCCTCTGAAAATATAAGTGTCTTTTAAGTCTTTTGTATAATCTAGAGTTACTGTCGGGTCAATCTCGATAGGATAAACAAGCCCGCTTACATCTGCAGCGAGATTAAGGAGTATTTTCCCATCTAATTCAGATACACCCTGCACAACGTCCCTTTTTGTTCCCTCCGCATCCTGGAGCCAAGGAGGTTGAATCTTCATTTCACCCTCTAAATTCCCCTGTACTTCAAATGTAAAATTAAACGGTGCTCTTTCAGATTTCAAAATAATTGTTTCCTTGATTCCATCTGGCAGAACTTCAAGAATTAAATCCGTATCATTCCAAGCATCTTGGTATGTGATTTTGTTGCCTTCCACATACCCTTTAGAAGGTGAGGCCCCTTCAGGAATAAACGTAAGTTTACTTGCCCCTTTTCCAATGTTATAACCGCGTTTTATATTCCTTGGCAACTTAGCTTCAAACGGAACTTTTAACCCCTGAAAGTCAAAGTTATCACGATTCAACCGATTCTTTTTCTTCTCATTCTCAGCCTTTTCCTTTGCCTCGAAAAACAAAGAATCCCCATCTCTAGCGACAGGGAAATCAATTGAATCAAAATCTGCTTCGTCATAAAGATCAGTATTGATATTCTGGAAATTGCCGTTTTCATCCTGATAGTGAACAATTCCTGAATGAATCTCTGTAGTAAAAGACCCATCAAAGTTCATCCAGGTCTTACTATTTGGAGTTCGCTTGTTCAGCATTTCCCCGACTTTAAAGTTATTGGTAGGCATTGTATCACCTCGCCCTCGCTGCTTGTGGTAATCGGTTGAAGAAATCTAAAACATTGGTTAATTCTTCAAGGTCCTTTACGGAGATGGAAACATGCAAATCTCCATAGGAATTGGTAATGTTAGATTTTTCAACTGTAGTATTTGAAGCAGACCCATTTGTACTCATCATTCTGGATGCACTGCTTGCTAAGCTTCCATAAACATTATTGACAGCTCTGTTTAGTTTAGCTGAAGTGGCCTGAATACCTTGGATTAACCCTTCATTTAAATTCTCGCCATAACCTCTGAATACTCTTGAAGGAGAGTGAATATCAAATAACCCTGTGAATTTATCCTTGATATTATTTGCGATTTCACCTATTTTTTCATAAACCGCAGAGGCTTTGCTTGTTACACCATCAATCAAGCCTTGAATGATGTTCTTACCTATATCCAGAAGATCTATATCCTCAAGAAATGATTTAGCCTGTCCCCAAATCTCTTCGATTTTACTTTTAACTGCAAGAAGTTTTTCCTGGACTCCTGTTTTAAGTCCCTCGAACTTTTCTTTTACGGTATTCTTAATACCTTCAGCTTTTGTGGAAAGCCAGGTGCTGATCTCATTCCAAATTTCAATTACCTTCGTCTTTACAGCAAATAGCTTTTCTTGTATTGCACCTCTTAGCGCTTCGAATTTTTCAGTAACCGTAGTTTTGATATTCTCCGCAGTTGTGGAAAGCCAGGCCTTTATTTCGCCCCAAATGTTTGAGATTGTAGTTTTCACAGTGTTGAAGATAGTTGAAGTGTTGGTCTTGATGTTATTCCACTTTTCACTGATGAAACTGGTGACAGTGTTTACGACTGTGGTAACCGTATTTTTGATTCCATCCCATGTTTCTTTGAAAAAAGACTTAATGCTATTCCAAACCTCAGAGGTTTTAGATTTAATTGAGTCCCAGTTACTTGCAATAAGATACACTAGGATCCCTATTGGTCCACCGAAGGCTGCAAGAATCTCGTCCCACCAAGTTATGAAAAATTCTTTAATGCCATTCCACACATTTGCAGCAGTTTCTTTTATGGATTCCCAGGTTGTAGAAAGGTATATCTTTAATGCTTCCCATGTGACTGAAAATCCTTGTTTAATGGTCTCCCATGTTTGTGAAAACCATTCGGTTATGGCACCCCATACTTCAACAGCTTTAGCACTGATTTCATCCCAGTTTTTATAGAGGAGGACACCTAAAGCTATAAGTGCTGTTATAACGGCAATGACAATACCAATCGGACCAGAAAGGGCTGCAAAGGCTGCTTGTAATATAGGTAATGCTGCTTGTATTCCTGCTATTAGAGGAGCTAAAGACATAAATATTCCCACTAAAATTCCGATTGCAGTTACAATTGCAGTGATAGTAGCAGCTAGTTCTGGATTTTGAGCAATCCACTCTGCTATTTTAGTAATAACTTTTGTAACCTCAGTCAAGAGAGGAGCCAATGCTAACTTTACATTTGTAAAAGCCTGCTGTAGTTCTACCATTGGATCAGCATTCGTTTTGCCCATGGTTTCATACAGACCATTTAAATTGTCTTTAGTTTGGTCTGATGCAGTTGAAACACCTTGAAAAACAGCAATCATGTTTTGCCCCTGATCTTCCCATTTTGTACCGAAAACCTTTGTTGCAAGCTCATTTTTGAGTTCTTTATTGTCAATGGTTTCAAGCCATGTGGCAACTTCACTCATAGCCTTAGAACCTTCTTCTCCACCAGCAGCAACCGCTTTTCCCCATTCTTGAAATTTCTTTTCGGACATACCAGCCTGTTCTAACAATGGTTGTAATGCTTTTGGAATCTCATAGCCAAATGTAGACATTTGGAGACGCGCTTCTTTAACACCATCATTTAAGTTATCAATGTTCCAAGTTTTGGTGTTTACACCAGCTTCAAATATTGCTTGTATTTCAGCAGTGTTAAACCCAATATCCTTCATCTGCTGTCCATATTCAGACAGTGTATCTAACTGTTCTGGAGGAAAGCCTGCTTTTAATAAAGCATCAGTAAGGGCTAATGCCTCTTCATTACTGATTTTAAGGGCCGCAGCAACTTCATTCGTCTCTTGGATTAATTCAACAAAATCAACACCAGCGAAATTTTTTGCTATTGCAGCTGCTCCCTTTGAAATCGATGCATTAACCTCATCACTCGCATCTTTATTAAGAGCCCATTGTCTTCTTACACCTTCCAGAGCTTCCTCTGCATCAAGTCCATATGCTTCTATTCCCAGAACAGCTTCTTTGATGCTTTGCTTAGACTCCTCTGGCACTTCAAATGTAATATCAATCTTAGTATCTAATGAGGACATATCAAGTGCTTGTGACACGGCACCAGCAATACCTCCACCAGCTACCAATGCACCGGCTAAATTCTCAAGTTCCACACCGATGCCTTCCACAGATTCGGATGTTTCCTGTGCCTCAGTTTGCAATCGTTGGAGATCATTTCGGATATTTTGAATAGAATTGCCATTATCCACTGATTGAAGAGTTGTCCTAAGTCTTTCAATATCTCCATTAGCACCAATTGCGTCTCTGCCAATCCGCTGAAAAGCATATTCCAAGTCTCTGCTGGTCGCTGTTCCGTCCTGAATTGCTCTGACTAACCTTTGCCCTATTACGTTTGCATAATTCTGTACAGAGGTACCTGTAGCGTCGAATAAGGTCTGTAAACTACGGGTTCCTTGTTCTACCCTTTGTTGCTCCGCGTCCATATCTACGAGAGCCTGTTGGTAACCATTTAACTGCTGCTCAGTCTGTTGTAATTCTCGACGAAAACCACGATATTGCTCTTGGGATATTTCACCTCGTTGAAATTGTGCCTGGACTTGCGCTTCAGCATTTTTTAACTGATTTAATTTATCGGTTGTGGATTGAACAGCTTCTGTCAGCAATTGCTGCCTCTGAGCCAGAAGCTCAACATTGTTCGGATCAAATTTAAGAAGCCTTTCAACATCTTTTAATTCCGTTTGGACTTCTTTGGTCCGATTATTCACTTCTTTAAGAGCATTCTGAAGTCCAATCGTATCTCCACCTATTTCAACAGTAATTCCTTTGATTCTGCTACTTGCCATGTTCTCACCTCGCTTTAGAAAAGATCAAAGTCTTTCTGGGAAGCCTTACGAGTTTTATCTTTAGAAGGTTTTTGCATTTCGATATACTCCTCTATAAAATCCAGGCACATCCCGATGGACATTTCCTCAAGATCATCAAGGGAAAGACCCACCTTTCTACATAAAACAAGGAACGTGTCAGTCGAGATTGTGTCCCCTTGACCCGTTCCTTCAGCATTTTCTATTTTTTTTTACTTTGAATAGTTTTATAGAGTAGGTCTTGAATATCTGGGATTAGATCAACTATAGGGAATGTATCAAATCCATCCAACCAAGTTAAGACATCTGGTATTTCTTTGTTAGCCTGTTTAGCAAGCACCCAAATAAAGTTGTAGAAAAACTCAAAATCAATATTTTCAATTGAGTCAATATCAATGGTGCCATCTTTCTTTGCCTTCCCACCCTTTACAAGTCTAAAAAGGTCAGAAAAAAAATCCTTTTGGAATTGTGCTTTATACCTAAGTGCAGTGGCTCCGGTGCTTTTAAGCCTTACTTCTTGGCCGTCAATAACTATTGTTTTTTCCAATTAAATCACCTCTTAGACTGCAGCAGTCGTTGTAGTTGTTGTAGTAGATGTAGTCTTTTTATAGACTGTATTAAACCATGAATCATAGATAGCTGCAGGTGTATCAGATCCAGTCTTCGTCTTAACCATTTTCTTACCGTCAATAATTGCTGGGCTTGCCACAAATGTTAATTCATTTGTATTTGGTTCAGTCGTATTTGTCTTTGTGGATGAAGAGATGGAAGGACGATTTGCCGTACAATTGTACATCACATGGCGAACTGCCTTAACATCACCTTCGAATTGAAATAACAAAGCAAACTTCTTTTGTTTCGCATCCGCCACTTCAGTAATTACTCCATCGGTAGTATCTTTTTCCTCACCTAGAGCATCGATGGCAAATTGTTCAGGAATAGTAGCGACATTCAATGTGCCATCATAGCCCTGGTTGCTGTTGGCAACATAATAAAGAACATTGTCTGCATAAAACTCGGATAGTTCGCCACGCGGTTCCAGTGTAATCTCTACACCGCCTGGAATTGGAATAGGCGTATCATAAGTGATTACTCCAGCAGCTTCCGTATAAGTTGCATAATGGACATTTTCAAGACCAAAGGTAACTTTGTTTTCTGGCATTTAAATCAACCTCACTTCATATGTTTTCTGAAATACTTTTTCGGAATCAATAAAAGTCTCAAATGGCTCATAAGGGATCTTATGGTCATCCAAGACTTTTTCTAATGCCGCTTCTGCTGCCAAATCTTTTTTAGTTGTGTAAAGTTCAATATTTACATCACTGATTTTGGTATAGACCTTATTATCGGCTATGAAATTCGGATTGCTGTCCACAAGATAACAAATATATGGAGGTGCCGGCACAGGATTATTTTCGGTTGCTGTCCAATGTGAGTAAGCGACCGGTAGACCTGTCAAATCAAGAATTTGTCTTAATTCTATAAGTGTCATCCCTCAATCGCCCTTTCTATTTGTTGCAAAAATTCTTCGATTGCTTCCTGCTCTGCTGGCCGTATATGAGGAATGGCTTCGACCCTGCCACCGCCTACTTTTGCATGGCCATTCTCCAACAAGTGTGTAAGACGATATTCAGTGGCATTGTGAATGATAAACTTATTCCCAACCCGCTTTGCCTTCCATCCTTTTCGATAATCACCGGTAAGTTTAGGAGAAGGATGCTGTTTAAGCTGGGAGACCAGTTCCTTAGAAACCTCTTCCTTAGAGATTTCAACCTTTTCCCGGACATCTTGCTCGTACATCCGCAATTGCCGCATTATTTCATTGGAGAGATTATCAACGTTAGCCATTACAAACGCTCCCTAGCAAGAATAGTCAAGGTTTCATCCAATTCATCATCATTAATTGGAGGTTCAATGATATCAAAAATACGACCATTATAATCAATCCTCATGTTCTTGCTTATCCCTGGAATGTAATGAATGACAAAACGATAAGTTACCTCAGCTTGATCGGCAGATGCAGAGACATATTCTGAACCTTTAACTGTTTTAATCATTGCCCAAGAGCTTTTATATTGAGCCCAAACAATCTCTTTTTGTCTAAGCTCATCTTCTGTTGAAGTAGACTGCAAAAATGTAATACGGTTACGGAACAACCCTGAATTTAACCGGCTTCGGTATTTAAACGGCTGCATTTGCATCACCTCTTTACATTACAGTCGTTGTTGTCGTAGTTGTCGAAGTAGTTGTGGTTGTTGTGTCTAATATGATTTCATCGAGAGCTTTATCTATTCCAAGGCTATTAATCTCACTCAGAAAATTTGTATTAAAGTACTCAAGAGCATCATTATAAACATACCGAGAACGCTCGAAGACAAGTTCCTTGAACGTTTCATCGGTATTTATATCATAGGCCCCACAGGACCTAATAAGCGCCTTATTAGACGCAGAAAGGATGCGTTTCAAGTTATCATCTTCATGATCGCCCAGATGCATCCTTTGTTTAAACTCTGTTAAAAGTTCAGTAGTGATAGCCATTTAATCACTCCTATCACAAAAAATAAACAACCTCTAGACACTCCCTAGTCAATTTCTTTTAAGACTGGTTGTCCGAAATTGTTGTTGTTTGAAAGCAGCTCTTTCAGGCGTTTTTTAGAAACCTTTTTATCTGCCGGTTTGGGAAAAGCCTCTCCCTTTTCATAAAACTTTTTGTCATCCTGTAAATCAATAAAAGGATAAATAACTTCATATCCCATGTCTAAATCTCCTTTCATGACATCTTGAATAGCTTTGACATATTCAATCGATGCCTTGTTAATATCAACTCCACTAAGATCATCATTGAAAGGGGTTGTGTCTGTGTACTTACCTTTAAAAAACAACCCTTGATAGTCGTCTACTACCCCAGCATTATGAAGAATCTTTGTTTCATAGTATCTAGTCACATTATTTGTAGGCCAGCAAAAGTCTAATTCAGTATTTACTTTAACGGTTTTTCCAAAATGATAAACATTCCATAATTGAGCCCACATTTCTGCTGTCCACTTTTGAATAGGAGTATATCCTGGAGCGTTATTACGAATATACTCATGTTCTACGGACGTTAAAAATCTATAAAGTTTTACTGAATCCTCATAGACTTTTTTCCAGTACTCAAATGTTGGATTGTTTATTATCCATTGAGCTCCACCGGTGGGATTATACCGTCTTATAACAGTGGGATCGATACCAACTACCTCGCACATACGTTCCAGTAAATCGGAACCCTTGCTGTCTATATAATCAATACCAATATAAGCCGAGCAATCTGAGGCATACCAAACATTTTCCTCTGGTGTCACTTTCGGAACTTCTCTTAGCAACACATCACTGTCCAAATAAAAAAATGAACCGTTTTCTCTTGAACGATCCTCTTCTAAATATTTCATCCACAAATACGGCTTTACAGATGGAATATAACTTTTATCTCTCGTTTTATCTTCATATACATGAACTTCAACCTGGTACTTACTTTGAAAATATCTAGGTATTCCATCGTCCCACTTAGCAAAAAGCAGGACGATATCTTGAACACCTATTTTTTTCAAACGAGTTAAACAAACTTCGAGTTCCCATTCAAACCGTTTAATGGCCGGCTGACATAATATGAATTTCATATTTTAAAATTAAACTGCTGCTGTAGTTGTTGTAGTTGTTGTTGGGAAAGTGATATTCAAGTCATAAACTAGAGCCGCTTTATTATCCTTTGGCTTACCATTCGCAAACTGCTTGATGGTGTAAAGAGTAGCATCTTCGATGGCAAGAGTCTGATCAAATTTCTTAAGCTTGTATCCACCAGCGATTGCAGCAAGGTATTGCCCTTTAACAAAGAATAGAGCTTTTTTAACAGGTACTTCTTCAGACTCTACAACTTGAATGTTGTAAGGAAGAGCCATAACCCATTGACCGGTAGCAGTTTGAATAGTGTTACGAGCTTGTACTGCGATGGCATCCACAGGATTTACAACCATAACAATTTTATTTAATACTTTTCTTGATTTACCCTCAGCATCTGTGGAAAGGGCAGTGACTACATTGTAAAGTTCTCCAGACACAGTCTCACCATATTGAGATGGAGCGAAAGTCAAGGTGCCAGAAGATGTTTTAGTAGTTACTGCGTTTGTAGCTGGATCAACGTTTTTCATTAATCCAATTGGCTGGTTTGCTCCTGTACCATTAACATAACCGTACTCAAGGCCTGTAGAGTAAGATTCGACCAAAAGAGTTCGTACATAACGCTCAATCCACACAGGGCCAAGTTCAAGCATGTCATTTGGAACGACTGCAAAGGCAGTTAATTTCAGTTGACCGAATTCTTCTTCACTAAACGCTGTGTTAACTTGTCCAGCAATTCCCCCGAATAATTGACCCCACGCGTAAGCTTTAGTCGGATCTGAAGTAATCCAGCGTGTGACCGCTCCAAGATCCTGAATGCCGATAGCTTCAAGCAATGGATGCTCTTGAACTAGATCCTCAAATACACGTTCTTGAGTAGTTACAGGGAGGATGGAATCATCCTTAAACCCGCCTTCAAGTACAGCAGCATTGAAAAACTTCATTTCTTCAGAAGTAAGAACGTTTTGCCCGCGTTGCTGCAGGATGGAACGATCAAGCATTTCATCATTCATTTGTGAACGAACAGAGTTTACAACCTCTGTCTGAAGAGCATCAAAATAGTTTTGGAATGCCGTTGTTTGTTCTGCTTCAGTTGCTTCTGTATTAGCTAGAGCAGCCGTTAATTTCTTTTTTGCTTCGTTAAATGTTTCTGATCGGTTAAATTTAATAGTCATTATGGGTTTCCTCCAATTTTCTTATAAATTTAAAAAGAGCTTGCTCAGATTCCCTTTTGCAACTGCAGCAGGTTTCTGTCCAGGCTCTTTTTGTTGATTTTTAATTTTATTTAATTCATCTTGTAATGCTTGCATTTGAACTTTCATCTGAGTTAATTGATCGTCTTCATTTTCTTTCACAGTTGTTGCAGTAATAGTGGCAAATCCAATTTCAACTGCTTCATTTGCACTGAACCATGTTTCTTCATTGACCATACTGCGAATTTCTTCACGCTCAACGTTCGCTCGAGTCATGTAAATATCAATTATGCCGTCTTCTAACTTCTCAAGCATTTCTGCTTCTTTTCTCATGAGTGTTTTGCTTCCCCATACAATTGTAGAAGCTTCATGGATCATCATCATTGCACCGGCACCCATAATTAATTCATCAGCCGCCATAGCTATGATTGAAGCAGCAGAGCACGCCCAACCATCTACATTAATTGTGACTTTTCCTTTATGGGCTTTTAATCGATTATAAATAGCAATCCCGTCGAAGGCACTACCACCTGGAGAGTTTAGATTGATAATTAAATCGTTACTGCCCGCTTCTTTCAAGGCACTGTCAACATCAGATGCTGAGGTAGATTCCCACCACCACGATTCACCAATGTCACCATAAATGGTCAGCTCGCTTACTCCATTTTCCTCATCGTGTGTCACGGCAAAATTGTGCGGAATACTTGCCAGCTGCTCATTATACTTTTGATTTTTAAAACCAAACTTGCGTTTCATCTGCTTCATTCTTTAGTCTCACCTCCTTCAGTGGTTTGCATTTCTGTATAGTTTTTCGTGATGAAGTGTTTATCCAAATTTGGATCATCCGATTGCTCATAACCTGCCTCCCTTCTAATTTCGTTGCCAGTGAAGGCTCCTGAAGAAATAAGCTTATCAATGCTATTCGCAAGTTCAAACAGACTTTGAAAGGAAATACTTTTAATTTCTAACTTCTTTCCCTTCAAGTACTCCTCTTTAGTAAAGAACTTGCTATTGCCTTCATCAGATATTTTTTTGAGAAGGGGACTAACCGTATACATCATATAATTCTTAGTTTGCTTTTCCACATCGGCCATATCACCATGAAGCAGGCTAACTGGAATACCTATTGCCATAGCAACTTGATCCAGGAATCCGTTGGTAACTTTATTTATTTCGTCCACACTTTGCCCTGAGCCGCTATTACCACCTGATGTTTCTGTATACTTAAAACCCTGCTGCTGTGGAACTATAGCAATATCATTTTCACCAAATGCCTTATACATTTTATTAATAAATGCTTGTAGCTTGGATTGAGTATCTTGATCAAACGAATTCCGGGACTCTATATCCACAGTACCCCGAATTTGATTTTTTCTTTTCAGGGAAGTTAAGATCCTGCCAAACAATTCGCCGTAATCAGCAAACAAGCCATCTATTAATGGTGCCAGCTTTTCGTTGCTATACCTCAAGTGCAAGACTTCATTTTGCTTGAAGGATCTCTTAAACTCATACTCTTTAATTTTCACCTTCGAGAAGGTGTCCTCCAGGACTGCATATGCATTTCGCTGGAAGTCATCCGCAATAAGTAAATCGTCATCATCTGCCTGGATGATTAAACACTCATTGTCATAAATAAGCTTCGTTATAACTGTCTGCCAGAAGGTGCTGGCTGTCATATTCTTATTAGGTCTGACATTCAACCGGTAATAAAGTTCGTCTTTTTTAAAATCATTACCTTGCCTTATTCGGAATTCAGACTGACTGATTGTCCTGGCTAAAAAGGATGCACAGGTATCAACTGCTAACCGCTTCATATGTAGACGCTTTGCTGTGTCTTGAAGCAGCTCCACATCAAACATAAAACCCAGCTCACTATTTCGTTTAAAAATCACGTCCAGGAATCCAATAGTAATCACCTCCTTTAAAAGCTAATAGCATCAAGGAAAAAGTCTACTTCTTCTTCTAAATCTCTCGATGCCCATACACCATATAAAAACATCATAAAACCATCTGTTTTGCGTTTGACTTCTTCTTTTTTTCGATATACTTTGTTTCCATTAGGCAGTCGTTTTACAAGTACATTATTTGTGTACCAACGCATAAGTGGATTATCGCCAAATATAACTTGCTCGTTTTGAAAAGCTATTTCGATACGTGGAGCTAATAATCCACTTGCTGCATCTGGATTTCGTATAATTTCAACTTCAAATCCAGCCGCTTCAAATAATGGTTTTAAAATATCCATTTTAAAATTATCACCGATTATCTTCTTAATGTTCCAACCTTCCCCTCGTCTATCAACAAACCATTTGACAACAAGATGTGGATCCATCGTTTCAATGTCTAAGACAGTCAAAAGACCATCGCTTTCCCATTTGCGTATAGGCGCAAATTTACGATGATCTTTCTTATTATTGTTTTCAGATTTTTCCTTACTGTAAGCATAATGCTTGTCGGCAAACGGCTTGCAAATATACGAATGTGTAAGTTCTTTTGGTACAAAGTACTTTTCATCTTTTAAAAACAACAATCCCATAGCAACAAAATCACGAACAGAAGCATAATCTAAACAGCCAATACATTGACGTTTTTTTAATTCATCTAAATCATAATCTTGATTAGTTGCCATAATCTTTTTCCATGAGGTTACGCTTTTCTCTAAATCCACTTTTGGTAAGTTCATCCGTTTTGTAACAAATTCTTCATAACCATCTGGATTGTGTTCCAATTTGTTATATTGCTTCATCACAGTTCTCAACAGTGTTTTAGCGTAACCTGTGAGTGGTGGATGGAATTGCGAATTCGCTTTTTGCCACATCTCGGAATTATGCATCTCTTCCTCTTTATCTAAGCAGCATAAAAACGGGAATAGACCATCTTCGCGAATACTCACTTGGCCATCTAAAATATTATCAGCTCGCTCTAAAAGCTTGTCTAAAAATCCTTCGCGCACATAACCATCTGAACCAACATAAAAGATTCTTGGATTCGGAACTTTACCAAGCCCGGATGTAAATACATCAACTGTGGAGGAATTTTCATATTGATGAATTTCTTCAAAAATAACACAACCGTCGCGCAAACCATCTTTTGTATTCGCATTAGAAGTATGATATTGGAACACTGATTTCGTGACACGCGCTTCAATTAAAGCTTTTTTATGATGGAAATGTCCTTTTAATCTGTCGTCTTTATCGATTTTATTAAATACTTCAGTGAACGACATTTTCGCTTGCTTTTCACTATTTGCCACAACTGATACATTGTAATTATCTATTCCGTGCAAATCGCTAATAAAATAATTTGCTAGAGTAGATATGCGTCCAGTCTTACCACCGCCACGGCCTTCATAATCTAAGTGTTCATCAAATACCAAAGAACCATCGCTGTAATACAAGAAAATGAAACATGTTTTGAATTTTTGAGTTAGTGTTAATGGAAAATAATACTTCTCTGTAAAAGCTATATAATTTTCGATTTGCTCACTATCAAAATACATATCATCGGCTGTTAATATGTCGCGCTCAATTAATTTCAGCAGCTTGATACGTCTTTTATTTAGAATGATTTTGCCCTCTTGCCACTGGCGAATATACTCTTCGATGTACGGATAACTAATCAAAGTAAACTACCACGCTTCGGGTTGCCTTCCACACTAGTTGATGCAGGGGCAGGGGCTGTCTTCAATTTAAATTTAATCGATTTTTCCAGGGCAATTTTTTGGGCATTGATTTTCATTTTTTCATTCATACTCGGATGGCTCTTTGTGAATTTTTGCTTTCCGTTTTCGACAGTAATACTTACTCCATCACGATCGATTACTTCATCACAGGCAGCATCTAATTCATGCAGCCGAATCAAATCATTTACCTTCTTTACTTCCAGCAGATCATCTGTATCAATCCGGGACAACAGCTGCTTTCTAAGTTCATCTAATTCTGTCTTTTCCATGTTACCCCTCCCCCCTACCTCCCCTAATGTGAAAGGCTTATTTTAATTTTTTTTTTAGAGAATCGAC